CTAGTTAATACTCTTCCTACACTATCTGCTAAAGTTTTTAAGCCACTACTAACTTTTTTAAGTGCAGTTGGATCTTCATCTATATCTTCTATTTGTTGTGTGCCTGGATCTGCTTCTATATCCGTACCACCTATTTGTGCTGTAGGATCAGTTCCAAAAGAACCTACAGTTGGTTGTGTAGATTTAACTTCTTTAATTCCTAATGATGCAGCATCAGATGTCATAGCAGCTTTATCTGTACCGCTTGCACCAGTAATTTCAGCACCAGTTACAGCTCTAATAGATTTTGGATTGCCATCACCAATGTATACACCATCTTTATAAATTTTACCATCTACTCCTACTCTAAGAGTTTTTGCATTACCTTTACCTATAAGAACACCACCTTTGTATAAATTATTATCACTATCTACAGTAATAGATTTTGCATTTACTTTTGGTGTAGCTGGTTGTATTTGTGTAGGATCAAATCTTGTTTTAAATTTTTCTGACTCTGATCTAAATTGATTTACACCAGACATTTGATCCATACTACCACCTGTATCTCCAAGCATAGGCGGTCTTTGTAAATCTGCTAATTGTTCAGCATAAGTTTTAGTTGGTTTTTCTTCACCTATAAAAGAACTAGTTAAACTTTCTCTAGTCATCGGTAATTGTGGATCAATTTTTTTAGCGTCTTTTAACATTTGACCTGTGTAGTCAATTGGTTCTCCACCACCTGTCTGTTTAACTAACTGCTCATAAGGTTTGCTTATATCAGTTGCTTCATCTTTTTCTTGTTCTTTCTCTGGTGTAGTAGTAGTTGTACCTAAATCAGGTATAGTTAAACTTTTAACAGGAGTAAATCCAACTTTTTTATATGAGTATTGTCCTGTAGAAGGGTCTTGTACTAATTCAAAAGTACCACCACCAATTCTGTTTACATCAAAAGTTGTTGCCATTTTATTCCTTATTGCGTTTGTTTGCTTCCTTCAGGTTCAAGATTTGGCGAACTAAAGCCAGCTTCCCCTGGCATCGGTACATTACCTGTTCCGATGTTGCCACCTCCAGCTCCTGTTGGATCTGTTGGCGAAGCTCCTGTAGGTACTTCTCCAGTCTGTCCCATTTGACCTTGTCCTCCAGCAGAGGTTGTATTGTTTTGATTTCCATTTGCCATCCCCATTATTTGTGCATAGATCGCAGCTTTCTCTGGATCATTAATTAATTGATCTGGATCTATATCCAAAGACTTAGCAATTTCTTTTAAACAAGTATGCCATTTTACAAATGGTGCAAGTGCAGGATTAGATGCAGTTTGCATAAATGTAATTAGTCTTTGTGATCTAACTTCTTTCTGCATTAGAGACGAAGTCCCTTGTGCTTTTACTTCCAGATCGCCTTTGATATTAGGAGACTCTTCATTAAATTGCATGTTCCAATGATATAAAGATTCTCCAAGGGGTTTCAAAAGATAGTCGTCAATATTTTTTATAACTGTTTTAATACTTAGTGCAGCAGCACCCATCAACATAGACATACCAGATGCAGTTCTAGTTGTGGACTGAACACCTGTTGTACCGTGTGAGTATGATGGTATACCTGTAGACTCATCAGCTAACTGTCTAAACTTATCAAACATTTGTAAGTTTTCAATTGCTGTATTTGGAAACTTAACACCATGAATTGCTTGACCAGTTTGACCGCTTTGTCTTCTAAATATTTTACCAGGATAAACTTTCATATCCTGACCTGGTACTAACATTGTTTCATCAACATCAAATACTAAATTACCAGCTAATGCTAAGTTATCAATTGCCATTCTAGCATGACCATTCATAACTGTTTGTGAGTCTTCCATATTTTCTGGAATACCAATACCAAAGAATTGATATGGATTTAATTCATATGGACAAACTAAATATGGTATTCTTTTTGGTGTGAATGGATTTTCTACCATTCGTAAAATATGACCACCACAAATCCAAGCATTAATATGAATTACATCTGAATCTGTTTCATAATCTAATCCACATTCATCTGCAAATTTTTTATCTATAACACCCCAGTATTCAAAAACTTCAAATCTATTTTTATAAATACTTGTAATATTTTCTCTATCAAATAGAGATGATTCGTATCCTCTTACTTGATAGTTTGGGCCTTCTTCTAAACATTGTTCAACAGCTTCTTCATTGAACATTGGTTTGTATTTTAAATTCTCTAATTGCTGTCTATTAAATGAATGTCTTTGTATTACATAATCACAATCATTTATATTCGTTGCATTTGGATCTGGATAAAAATCCCAACATGATACAGCTTCTATTGAAGGAATTGATTTTGTTTTAGCTGCATGCACTCTAACTTCATTACCTTCTTCATCTTCAGCTACATCATAACTATGATAAGTTTTAGAATCAGTAAATGGCCCTTTTAAAATTCCTGTTCCTAATAACGTCATCTCAAAGAATACATGACGTAATATAGTTATTGCTTTACTTTCTTCAAGCTGATCATGGATAACTTTTTCCATTGCTTCAGCTGCTAACTTAGCAGGTTCTATTTGTGGAGTACCTGCAGGTGATGGGCCTTTATCTAAACCAACTGATTTATATTCTTGAGCTATATTTTGTAATAAGTCTTTAGCAGTAGCACCTGGTTTAATTTCTTTACCATCTCCAGGAAAACCATATGGACTTTCAGGTTCTTGTGGTTCAGGATTATCTCCTGGGCCTTTTGTATGAGCATACTCATCAATACCTTCTGGTACTGGAGTTGGATTAATTCCTAAAGGAAACTTACCTTGTGAAAATAATACTTCTATGATTTGACCAAACGAAGCAAGAACCTTAGTCTTTGTTACTTTAACAAAAACTCTAGACTTCTCACTATCTCGAAAAGCCATCTCAGGGCCATATATACCTCTATAGTTTCTATAAGCTTTCAACCATCTTTTTTCATCGTATATTTTAGATGTTTCAGATTCTTGAAACTTACCTTTTATGTAACCAACTAGAGGATGATGTTGCCCTTCGTACCCAGACTTATTATTTTTACCATCCATTTAAAAATTAGTAATCTCTTTCTTCAGCCATTTTGAAGATTGATGGATCAACTTTAGATTTTGATTTTCCTTTTTTATCATTAGAATCACCAGACATAGAACCATGCTTAACTTTAGCATTTGGGTCTATAGCTAATTTTTCTCTCATCAATTTAGATTCATTTGCAGAAGATAATTCTCCTTGCTTAATCTTATTCATCATGTTATTAGTCTCCCTTTGTTAACAGATCAGTTTGTCCGTATTGTTTTTTAGATTTTGCTTTATAATCAGTATATTGTTTTTTACCTTCAATTGCAATACCAGGCATAATAGCTTTAGCCCAACCTTTAATTTTATTTAAAGTTTTTGGTTGTGCAGGATTTAATTGATCCATAGCACGATTACCAAATTTGCCAATAGTTTTTTCTATTAGCTTTGAACCTACGCTTTGCATAAGTTTACCAGCACCTACAAATTTATTATCTTTTGTAAGCGTTGGATCTATCTCGTGAATAGGATTTCTTTTTTGTATTTTATTATCCATTAATAATCTTTTTCATCAGCCATTCTAAAAAAAGATTCTTGCATATGCTCAGAACCTGTTTTAGATGGATAATCATTTTTCTTTAAAGCAACATCAGCATTATATTTATTAGGAGCTTCCATTGAGAAATCAATATTCATTGATTCTCTATTTGGTTGTTTCCCATCTGGAGATTTATTTAATTCTCCTTGCTTAACTTTACTTTTAATATCAAAATTAATTTCCATTAGTTGTCCTCCTCATCTTCATCAAAGTCTTCATCAGTAATATTCATACCATCTTCCATATCTTCTGTATCCATAGTTTTACTCTCTAACTCATCAAGAGTATCTCTAATTAGTTCAATAAGATCTTCGATTGATTTTTCTTTTTTCTTTTTAGCCATAATGACTCCTATAGTTTTATTTTTTTAATTAACAAAATATTTTTGGTTGGTATGGTTGTGTAGTTACCACCTTGTTTTATTTCATTATTATCTTCAAAACTAAAATCAGACATTATAACAGTTGTTGTAGGATTATTTGTAATCAACCATCCTACGCTGCAGCATACTGCTGTTCTAGATTTTTTAATATCAACTATATCTTCCCAGTTATTATTACTGACTATATCTTCCCAATAAACTTTAACAAGTGAATAAGGGAATTTCTTCTTATTTACTTCTGGTATTTTTAGTTTTCTTGACACCTTTTAGCTTACCAGATCTTTCCATGGCATAAAATACGGATTCACCTTTTTTCTTACCGTATTGCTTTGTCATAGCTTTTTTAATCTTAGTTCCTTTTTTACTAAGCGGCATATTAGTATTTAGCTTTCATCTTTTTACCAGATTTTTTAGCGTATTTTTTTGCAGCTTCTTTTCCCTTTTTAGTATAAGGAAATTTCTTTTTTCCTACCATTGGCATAATGTTCTCCTTTGTTAATATCCAAATTTAATATCTGCTGGTCTAAATTCTGACATGATTGGTTTAAATCTTTCAGCATAGCCAGGATGCGTTGGTCTACTCATACAACCATATCTTAATGCATCGTATGCGTGATCTTCTGCAGTAGTATCCACATCTTCTGGATTACCATCATCTATTGGAAGAGCACTTAGGGTTTTAATTAAATTTTTGCAGGTAGATAAAATTCTAATACCAGGTTGTTCATCTCGTAGCATTAATCGTTTGTGTATTTCTAACTTACCATTAATTCTACTTCTTGGTGAACGATCTGATGGTCTCCATCTGCAACCTTGTTGAATCATTGTCTCAGCAATACTAGGGCCTACATCACCTCGTCTTGCCCATGTACTAGCATCTAATACACCATAGTGTACATGCTCATTTTGTTCAAGCATTAATACTCTTCTGGCGAATTCGTCAGCCGTAACTTTAGTGACGTACAGCTCTCGATAAATCCAAAGATTATTATCATAATCAACTGCAAACCATAACACACAAGCAGGAGAAGAATAACCCCAGTCTGCAGCACGAAATTTATACCAACCTCGAGGTATCTCAAAGGGTTCCACCACGTGTGTGACCTTATTAAATTCAGGAAACGCTGAGTTCTCATATGCATCCCAATCTCCATCTAAAAATTGTTTTCTTTGTGTTTCTGGTAAAGATGCAAGCATGATATAATAATCATCAGTCTGCATCAGATAAGGGTTGTCTTGCAATTTAGCTGGTATAAATCTTCTTGTAATTGATTTAACTCCAGCAGGTGTATTTATCTTTACATCAAAAGCTTTATTAGGTTCACCTGGTTCTACGAACATTTCTCGTACCCAACCTGATCCTACGTTACCT